AATCTACACCAAAGAAGACGTATTCGTGGCCACGTCAAAGTTCGGCTAAAGAATTTTATGGCGAAGTTGGTACAAGCCAAGTCAAGTGTCAGTTGCCATTCACGATGGTCCTGGCGTGGGATACAGGCACAAAGCTGACGAGCTATTCGTGTCACAAGCTTGTCAAGGAGCCCATGGAGCGAATCTGGAATAGAGTCTATGAGCACTATGGCTATGACAAAATCGTTGACCTCCGACTACACATGTTTGGCGGTTGTCTAAATGTAAGAAAGATGCGTGGTGGTTCTTCATGGAGCCAACACGCTTGGGGTATCGCCGTAGACATAGACCCAGAAAGAAATGCATTGCATACAACATGGAAAAATGCACAAATGTCAAAGCCTGAATATGAAAAATTCGTTCAGTTTTGGTATGATGAGGGTGCAATCAATCTTGGTGTTGAACGTGACTTCGATCCGATGCATTTTCAATTTTCCCGTCTTTGACACTCGTTTTGTTTGGTGATTATCTAGGAGTTATTTTGAATGAATTATAGAAAATTATATATGAAATATAATATAGTGGAAGAAGAAAAGATTCCTTCTGTTGCAGTGATCACACCAACAACAGGAAAATCAAGTCTTTCGAGAGCTATGCGATCTGTAGCAAATCAAACTTTCAAAAATGTCCATCATTATATCGTAGTTGATGGACCAGATTTTTTTGAAAAAGCTTTCGAGAGTATGGAGTGTGCTCCAGATTCCGATACTAATTTTTCTATTCATGTATCTCCATGTAATACAGGAGCTGGTGGATTTTATGGGCATAGAATATATGCTGCATATCCACATCTTTTGAATGAAGACTACATTGCATTCCTTGATGATGATAATTGGTTTGAGCCAAATCATATTGAATCTCTTGTGACTACCATTCAAAAAGATAATTTAGCTTGGGCACATTCTCTTAGAAAAGTTTGGATCAATTCCGAAAATTTTCTTGCTGACGATAAGTGTGAAAGTATTGGAAGATGGCCAATTTGGTTTACACAAGAAAATTCTGCAAAAGACTGGCTAGTAGATACTTCATCATTTTGTTTTAGACGATCATTTTTGATTCATGTATGCCAGCTTTGGCATTCTGGATGGGGAGGAGATAGACGCTTTTTCAAGATTATCAAAGATAACCCTGGCGCAAAATATGATACAACTGGAATCCACACGATGAACTATATATTACCAGACATGAATAAGGCTTATGGTGGAGATTTAGATTTTTTCCATCGAGGAAACAAAGAAGTTCAAAAGTTCTATGGCGGTAAATATCCCTGGGAAAAATAAAAGGATAATAGTATGAAAGATTTGATTATAGGTGGCGCGACTGGCTATGAGTGGAAAGACGTTAGAAATTGGATAAAATCTATCCGAAGCTCTGGCTTCAAAGGTGATGTTGCTCTTGTTGGTACAAATTTCAGTAAAGAGCTTCAAGACAAACTCACATCCGAAGGAGTTCTGTTCAAGGCATATGGAGTAAGAAATGAGCATGGAGACATTGTTTCTCCTTCCATAGAGGCTCCACATGTTCAAAGATTTTTCTTTTTGTGGGAATTCCTAGAAAGCTCTAAAGAATATTATCGATATGTCGTTACGACAGATACCCGTGACGTTGTTTTTCAGCGTGATCCCACAGGCTGGCTGGAAGAGCATCTGTATATGAATTCTCTAGTAGCAAGTTCGGAAGGAATGTTGTATTCCAGCGAACCCTGGGGCCATCAGAATCTAAAAGATACATTTGGTTCTTATTTTCAATCAAAACTAGAAGGCAATTTTATATACAATGTCGGAACAATTGCTGGAAATTATAGAAACGTAAAAGGCTTATTGTTGATGATCTATCAAATGAGTCTGAATCGTCCAGTAAAGGTTGTCGATCAGGCTGTATATAATATGATCCTAACAGACCCTGCATATATGGATAATACAGTATTCACTGTCAATAAAGATGCCTGGGCAATTCAACTCGGAACAACGATAGAGGCGGTTAAGGCTGGAGCAGGAGACTTAGGTCAATTGCATAGAAATGTTTCTAAGCCATATGAATATGGGTATAAAGACGATTCTCCAGTTATCATATACGGGACTGGAGTCATCTACAATAAAGAAGGATCAATGTTCAATATTGTTCATCAATATGACAGAATTCCTGAGTTGAAAAAAGTTATTGATTTGAAATATGGAGATAATAATGAACTTCCTGAATCCAGAACTACTTTCCATCACCCAGTCTAAAGAAATGGGGATTTGGTCTCCTGGAGGCCTTCCTTCTTTTGGTATTACGTCGTATATCAAAAGACTAAAGAAACCTAAGATCACTATACTTGACGTTGGCGTCAGACGTGGTGAAAACGCTTTCCATCTTTTTGATACCGATAAATTTGAAAAAATCGAGAAAATTTGTGGAATCAAATATAATGGAGACGACTTCGATTCATTGATCAGTGAGAATTTGAAAGAATGGAAAGATCGATTCTCGCTAAATTTCAAGGAATGTAAATTTGATGTGGTGTGCATCAATACAGATACAGACGAAAAAGAACTTGACGAAATGTTAGATTTGTATTATGATGCTGTAGAATCGAATGGTATTTTCTGTGGAAACAATCATTCGTCAATCAAAACAAAGGAAGCTTTGGCACGGTTGAGACGAAAAAAGAAGATTGGTATTCCGATTAATGTATCCTTCGATAATTTCTTCTGGTATGCGAGGTAAAAATGGCAGGTCAAAAAAAGGCTCTCATTTATGGAGCGGGTGGCTTTATTGGGTCACATCTAGCAAAACGACTAAAGAGTGAAGGCTATTGGATTAGAGGAGTCGATCTAAAGTATCCTGAATATATGAATGTGAGTGATATTTTTGATCACTTTGTTATTCGTGATCTGCGAATTCCAAGTACAGTGACAGAAACTATAGGATACGCTGGATGCAAAAGAAATCCATATCAGACATATGCTCAACAATTTGATATTCCTTTTGACGAGATTTATCAGATGGCGGCGGACATGGGAGGAGCCGGATATATATTCACTGGCGATAATGATGCTAATATCATGCACAATTCAGCAACAATCAATCTAAATCTTCTAGATCAGCTAGTTACGCAACATGCTAGATTGAACTTACCATATCCAAAAGTTTTCTATTCATCATCTGCATGCATCTACCCATCACACAATCAACTCGATCCTCAAAATCCAAATTGTAGGGAATCCACTGCATATCCTGCTAATCCAGATTCCGAATATGGATGGGAAAAACTATTCTCCGAACGACTGTATGCTGCATATTCGCGAAATCATGATGTTCCAGTAAGAATTGCAAGATTCCATAATATCTATGGACCTTATGGAACATATGCTGGAGGAAAAGAAAAAGCTCCTGCTGCAATTTGTCGAAAAGTAATTCAGGCAGATTCCGAAATTGAAATCTGGGGCAACGGAACGCAAACTCGATCTTTCTTGTATATCAATGATTGCATCGATGCAGTTAGATTGATGATGAATTCGAATCATCAGGGACCAATGAATATCGGTTCAGAAGAAATGGTGACGATCAATCAACTTGTAGATATTGCGGAATCTTTCTCAAACAAGAAACTCAAGAGAGTTTATGTTCCCGGGCCCACAGGAGTTCCAGGAAGAAATTCGCATAATGCGATGATCGAAGCATGCCTTGGATGGAAACCGGTATATACATTGTCAGAAGGAATGGCATTGACATATACTTGGATAGAGGGAAAAATTAATAATGAATAAACTGAGAATTGGATTTACAGATACTTTTGGTGCCATAGAAAATTTCTTCACTAAAATTTTGTCAGAGAAATATGAGGTAGTTCGTGACGATGAAAATCCAAACTATCTCATTTTCGGAGACAGAAATTTTGGAAACAATAATTCTTCATTCGACACAAAGAAATGCATCAAAATTTTCTACACTGGAGAAAATGAGAGACCTTGGAATTATAAATGCCATTATTCCATATCATTCGATCATGCAGAGTTAGATTCTCGAAACTATAGACTTCCTCTTTACGTGATCTATGATTATGACAACCATAATAGAAATGTTCCTAATACATCAACTGTAGATAGGATGCCAGAAGACCTTTTGTTGATACAAGGCACAAATAAAAAAGGATTCTGTTCATTTGTCGTCAAGAATGGTGGTTGTCAAAAGAGAAATGATTGGTTTCATAAATTGAATACATATAAACACGTTGCATCTGGAGGTCCACTTTTCAATAATATTGGAGGAGTTCTTCCTCGAGGAGAAGACTCAGTATCAGCAAAACAGAATTTTTTGAATAACTATCGATTCAATCTGTGTTTTGAGAACGCTTCTTATCCTGGATATGCGACAGAGAAGCTATATGAGGCTTTGTGTGCAAAGACTATTCCAATTTATTGGGGAAGTCCCACTATCGAAGTGGATTTTAATCCGAAAGCTTTCTTGAACTGGCACGATTATCAGGATGATGATGCGTTCTTCGAAGCTATCAAAGAAATTGACCAGAATCCAGACCTATATGAAGAAATGTATCTAGAACCAATGTTCGCAAATTATCAAAAAGTCAATAAATTTTTCGACAAAGATAGATTTCTGAATTGGTTTGATAAGAATGTATATAGGGGAGAATTCTGAATATCATGAAAATGTTTGATATTATAATGGCAATTCCTATTGCTGTTTTTGCTATTTCCGCGATTGTATCAGCAATTAAATTTTTATTTACTGTAGCCGCAGCCTCTTCGTGGTCTGATATTACGGCTACTATTTTTTGTGTATGGCTAGCAATCTCTATAGTTTGGTTCATATTGAGGGTTTCGGCATTACCATGACAGATAAAGCACTGATAGTAACTCCTACTGGATGTCCATTGTTTTTCGATAATGAATATAATCATGCGAGACATTGGAGATTTGCTCTCCCAGAAAGAACATATGAAACTGTAGTTGTTGGCTTCAAAGATGAATATATTCCTGAAGCTAATTCATTTGATACTTTCCATAGGTATCCTATAAAATATAAATGGAAACAGACGCCAAAAATGCTTGACGATCTTGGCATTAAGTGGTATAATTATGACTTTATAGGAATCTGGGATGACGACTATTGCACAGATATTCCTTCAGTCAATAGGGCGCTAGAATTAGCACGAACTTATGACTTTCCTTTTTTTCAGCAATCCTTGACTTCTTGGACTGTATATCCTTGCCTAGTGCAGAACAAAGAACACACATTCACGAGAACAAATTTTACTGAAATGGGAGTATGTTTCTATAGAAATGATATTTTTAGAAAGGTTCTAAGACTTCTTTCCTTATATCAATACAGAGAATCGGAATGGGGAATTGATAAAATAATGGCAGACTATTTGGGCTTGCCCGCATATGTAGTACATGAAACGTCTATCAAACATATGAGAAGGGAAAGTTGGTATGATAAAACAAATGCATTCAATGAAATGAATTATTTGACAAATGAATGGTTTCCAAACTATATGAAAAATGTTAGGGGAAATTCGCACTATATATTTAGAGACGTTCAACACACATTGGCGACATATAAAGAGGAAAGAAAATAATGACAAAGCGAGTATTATTGACCGGAGGATGCGGGTTTATTGGACACCATATAATTGATCTATTCCTAGAAAAAACTGATTGGGAAATTGTATCTCTAGATAGACTCGACTATTCGGGAAATTTGAATAGGCTGAATGACGTAGTATCAAAGTATCCGAAAAATGTGCAGAAAAGAGTCAGTATTGTCTTTCACGATCTAAAAGCAGAAATTAGAGATTATACAGCAAACAAAATTGGAAAAGTAGATACGATTTTGCATCTGGCTGCATCTTCTCATGTTGATCGATCAATTTCTAATCCAATGGAATTTCTGTTGGACAATACTCTGGGAACTGTAAATCTCTTAGATTATGCACGCAGACTAGACAATCTCGAAAGACTTATCTATTTCTCTACAGATGAAATTTTCGGTGCTGCACCTCCAGGAGTACTCTATAAAGAATATGATCGATACAATTCAACAAATCCATATTCAGCATCAAAAGCAGCAGCGGAAGAATTTTGTGTAGCATATGAAAACACATATAAGCTGCCAATTTTTGTGTCCCATACGATGAACGTATTCGGAGAAAGACAGCATCCTGAAAAGTTTATTCCTATGTGTATTCGAAAGATCAGGGATTATGAAAAGATTTATATTCATTCCGATCCAACTAAAACAAAAGCGGGAAGCAGATTCTATATTTCTGCAAAAGATGTTGCAGAAGCTATGTTTTTTCTTCTAAATCTTTCAGGAACCCAGATGAATATTATCCAAGAAGAAATGGAACATCTAGGGGTTAGATGCCCAAAGTTCAATATCGTCGGTAAGGAAGAAATTGATAATCTTTCTATGGTCAAAATTTTGGCAGATGCACAATTCAAAACTCCAAATTATGAAATGGTAGATTTTCACACTTCTAGACCAGGACATGATCTTAGATATTCTTTGGATGGATCATTTATGAAAAGACTTGGATGGGAACCTAGTGTTACTTTGAGACAAAGATTGCATGAACTAACTGATTGGTCACTCAAAAATAAAGAATGGATTGAACTATGACAATTATGATGCCAAGCTTATTTCAATTTTTCAACGATTCGGAACATTCATCGGATAAATGGGACGGATATTTCAGGGTGTATGAACATCATCTTTCTAAATTTCCTATGATCGGTCATCCAGTAACTCTTGTCGAAGTTGGTGTTCAAAATGGCGGATCACTTGATATGTGGTCGAAATATCTGCCAAAAGATTCTAAGATTATAGGAATCGATGTAAATCCTGAATGCGCAAAATTGAAGTACTCTAATCCCGATATCAAAGTTATTATCGGCGATCAGGGTGATCCGAAGTTCTGGGACGACTTCCTATCTCAACATAAAGATCCAATTGATATATTTGTTGATGACGGCGGGCATTATATGGATCAACAAATCACTACATTCGAAAAAGTCTTTCCACATATCGCGATTGGAGGAGTATATATTTGCGAAGATTGCCACACAAGCTATATGCCTTATAATGGCGGCGGTCTTCATCGCAAAGGATCATGGATTGAATACGCTAAAAACTATGTCGATTCCCTAAACAAGGATTGGCATCAGGAAGTAGATACTGAACAGGAAAGAAAAAATAGACTAGCAGAAGATTTGACTTCCGTGTCTTTCTATGATAGTATGGTAGTATTCGAAAAACTTGGCAAGAGGAGAATGAAGCGTGTTTTTCCAAAATGAAACAGTAAAAAAGCTTGACGACTGCATTGCATGTGGTTCTACATCATTGATTCCTATTCTGGATCTAAAAGATCAGCCTCTTGCCAATTCTTATAAGGATTCTAAGGAAGAAATTCAGGAATTTTTTCCATTGGCAATCAATAGATGCACATCATGTTTCCATGTGCAATTGACACATATTGTCAATCCTGATTTGATGTTCAAGAATTATATGTACGTGTCTGGAACATCTTCAACTATGAATGAACATTTCAAATGGTTCGCAAATTATACATGTGAATATTTCACCGCTCTATCAGCATTGAAGCCCACAAAAGTATTGGACATTGGATGTAATGATGGTTCACAGCTAAATCATTATAAAAATTTAGGATTGATTACTCATGGAGTTGATCCAGCATTGAATCTTCATTCATTGTCAGGTAAAAAGCATCTAGTATATCCTACATATTTTGATATGAAGTTTGTTGAGGAACATCACTCTTTCTATGATATTATTGTCGCTCAAAACGTGTTTGCTCATAACTATGATCCAAAATCATTTTTAACTGCTGCTAGAAATATTATGACAAACGATTCCCTTTTGTTTGTACAGACTTCTCAGGCTGATATGATTTTGAATTCGGAATTTGATACGATCTATCATGAACATATTTCGTTCTTCAATACCAAATCAATGCATATGTTATGTCAACGTGCAGGATTATACCTTATTGATTCCGTCAAATGTCCTCTTCATGGTAATAGTTACATCTTCGTTATATCAAAGAACAAGATGGTCAGTCGTCCAATGAACATCAAAAACATTGAAGACATGGAAAAAAATAAAGGTCTATATTCAAAAGTAAAATATGTCGAATATGAAATCAAAGCACGATCAATTGCTCGCGAAGTCAAGTGGCTTCTGGATGAATATAAGAAAGAAGGAAGAAAGATTATTGGATATGGTGCAGCAGCAAAAGGAATGACATTTCTCAATTATGCTGGATTGAATGATTCAGTGATTGATTATATTGTCGATGATAATCCACTGAAACAGGGAAAATTTACTCCTGGAACTAATATTGAAATCGTAGGATCATATAGAATTTCATTAGAAAATCCAAAAGATAATCTCGTGTTTATCCCTCTTGCCTGGAATTTCTTTGATGAAATTTCTTCGAAGATCAAAAATCTTAGACCAGATAGTGACGATGATTATGTCAAATACTTCCCAGAAGTAGGAGTAAGGCATCTATGAGAAAAAGTCTATACTATCACATCTATCTAAGATGGGATGTTGATCCCTGGTTGAATATGTTCTTAGAACAAATGAAATGCATTGAAGATTCAAATCTTATGGAAGAACTTGATGCATTTCATTTTACTGCTATCAATAGGAAAGATAATACTCTTGCAAAAAAATATCTCATTGATGCAATTAGGACATATATTCCAGATTCGAAATTTCATATCAATTGGGTAGAAAATCCTTTCTATACAGATGAAGAAATGATGCAGAATTTGGATAATCCAAAACTTCAATCGGAAAATTTCACCATGAGGAAGATATATAATCATGCATGGGCGTCTCCTGACAATCAATTGATATGCTATATTCATCAAAAAGGAATTACCCGTACAGTAAAATATAATTCTCTTGACATGGAATCAATAAAGAAGTATCATTACTGGAGACAATATCTAAACTGGGGTGTAATTGAAAACTGGAAAAGATGCGTCGAAGTAATAGAAAAGGAAAATTGTGATGTTGCTGGTATCAACTTCAATCTTGATCCTCTTCCACATTTCAGTGGCAATTTTTGGTGGGCTACAACAGCGCACATCAAATTATTGCCCGATCCGAAAACAGTAGAGTGGTTTCATACCCTTCAGAGGAATTCTTCCAATCATTGGCTAAAAAATATTGCATCCGATAGATATAGAGACGAACAATGGTTATGTGCCAGAGAGGGAACTAGAGTTTTCAATGTGGCAGATTTAGATCAATCTAGAAATCCAGCTTCTGTTCTTTTGAAAAAAGCTGATTATGGAGAAGTAAATAGATGACATTGCTTGAATTATCAACATACGGTGTTGCAGAAGACATTAAGCGAATAACTATCAATTTCGATAACGTAAATTCTTTTCATCCCTCTCGTCCAAAAATGCACGAAGGCAACACTACCATTCATTATCATAATGGAAGTTTGACGTTCGTTCATGAAACGTATGATGAAGTTGTAGAAGCTCTAAGAAAGGCACATGGATAATATGAAAAATAGAATGATTCTTGAAACTCAGCTTGTCCAAAGAGAGTTTGATGGTCGATGGGAGAAACTTGTAAAAGTCTTCGATCATGAGAACAGTTATACTTACGGCAATGAAGCCGGAGTAAAGGTAACATATACTCCTGAGAAATGGATTGTTGCCGAAGTATTTGATTTCATCCTACAGGAGGTAAACTAAAATGATCAATGAAGATTCCATTAAACTTGTTCGACTAATCACTGGCGAAGAGCTTTTGGCCGAACAAGTATCCTCAACACCTAACTTATTGACTATCAAAAATCCAATTCGAGTTATGGTGATTCCAAATAAAAGTACTCCTCAAAGTCCTACAGTTGGATTTGCTCCTTGGCAAGAATTTTCTGAAAACACAACATTTACTCTTGACATGGCGCACGTACTTGTTATAATGAAGCCAATCAAAGAATTTCGAACACAGTACATTAATACCTTTTCGAAAATCATTACTCCTCAGAGCGGACTAATCTTACCATAAAGGAAAAAAATGACAGATATTTTCTACACTGACGTACAGGTGGTCGGTTCTCGTATCCTGTATCGCGGAGTGGAAAACGGGCAAAGAGTGAGACGGAGAATTGATTATTCTCCGTCTTTGTTCGTTTCCTCAAAAGAAAAGACACAATTCGAAACAATATATGGAGAATATGTTTCTGAAATCAAACCAGGAAACATAAAAGATTGTCGCGATTTTATCAAAAAATATGAAGATGTGGCAAACTTCAAAATCTATGGGAATACTAAGTTCGAATATTCATTTATATTCGATTCTTTTCGTGATGATGTTAAGTGGAACATCAATCAAATTCGAATTGCAAATCTTGATATCGAGGTTGGAAACAATCAGTATGCTGCAACTCCATCGAAAAAAATTAAAATAAGACGAAAAAAATAGATTGATATTGAAGTTGTATATATATTTCGTATAAATAGACGACAACTTCAATATCAATGGGAGACATTTTTATGGACTATAATAAAATATACTACAGTATTATAGATAGAGCAAAACATAGAACTATGAATGACAAAGAATATTACGAGAAGCATCATATTGTACCCAAATGTATGGATGGTACAGACGACGATGATAATCTTGTAAACCTAACAGCAAGAGAGCATTTTGTGGCGCATCAATTATTATGCCGTATTCATCCGAATAATCATAAACTTGTTCTTGCTGTTATGATGATGTGCGTTGATAATATTAATAGAAACAAAAGAAACAATAATAAATTATATGAGTGGATAAGAAGGAAATTTGTCGACAATCATCCAAGTAAAACGGAAGAGGGGAGAGAAAAAATACGAAAAGGACTAAAGAAATATTGTTCCTCACCGGAATTCGAGAAGAAAAAGAAAATTTTATATGGGAACAGAAAAGAAGAGAGATCCTGCCAATGTGGATGTGGAGAAATTTTCGAAGTTTCTAAAAAAAGTTCTCAAAAATTCATCTATAAACATCATAGAAAAATTGGTTCTACAACAAGTTTAGAAACACGAATGAAGCAATCGGAGGCTGCTAAGAGATATTTATCGACTTTTTCGAAAGATGAAATGTCAAAAAGAATGAAAAACTCGTTTGGCAGTGCAAACGCAGAGGAAAGAGGTAAAAAAATAAGTGCATCAAAAAAAGGCAAGAAAACAAATCAACAAGAAATAGTAGGCAAAAAATATGCAGCAATGTCGGATTCGGAATTCGAAAAATTCATTGAAAATAGGACAGAAGGAGTCAGAAAAAGAATTAAAAGATTGAGGAATGAATGGTCAAAAAACTCCAATAAATTAGAAAAACATTGACAACTATAATTTGTTGTGTTATCATAATATGACAAAAAAAGGAAAATATTTTCAATGGAAGAATTTGAAATCGAATTGAGAGATTTACATAAGTATGACGATTCATATGAAGTGTGGGATGAAGAATCTAATGAATGGAAAGACTTGAGATCATCATGTTATCACGAAACTGGTGGATTTCCTGTTGCCGATCAAGCAGAATATCCAGTTACAGCGATCACAGTGAAATATTCGAATGGAAAATTCATTGCATTTGGGTGTGAGGATTTTAAGACTGACAGATCAGATATAACTTATCACAAATGTTCCGATGAAATTGATCTTATCAAAAAGTTCCTCGATGTTTGGTGTTTCGAATATCCAGATATTATCACTGGATGGAATGTCAAGCTATTCGATATTCCATATCTTGTCAACAGAATAAAAAACGTTCTTGGCGAAGAATATGCCAATAAACTTTCTCCCTGGGGCATGCTCTCGGAGAGAAATGTTTTCGTGGGTCCGGGTCGCGAACTTCAAGCATACAAAATTGTCGGAATTTCAACTCTGGATTATATGGATCTGTATATGAAGTTTGCTCCTGAGGGTAAATCTCAGGAATCGTATAAGCTTGACAACATTTGTCATGTAGAATTGGACGAAAGAAAAATATCATATGATGAATATGGAAGCTTGTTTTCTCTATACAAAGAGAACTTCCAATTGTTCATGGAATATAATATTCGAGATACTGAACTTATTGAAAAACTCGAAAACAAGCTCAAGTTGATTGAGCTTGCGCTAACTCTTGCGTACGATTGTAAAACCGTATTTGACGATGTTTTCATGCAGACAAGAATGTGGGAACAGATCATTCATTGTCATTTGATGCAAAAAAATATAGTTATGCCTCCTTCTAAGGTTCACTCTAAGGATAAGTCTTTTGATGGAGCATACGTAAAGGACCCTATAATTGGTTTGCATTCTTGGATCGCATCATTCGACTTGACTTCTCTTTATCCATCGTTGATTCTTCAATACAATATTTCACCAGAAACTATTGTTCCACCGGAAGAATATACTCCTGCAATGAGAAATATCGCAGATTCTGCATCCGTTTCGGCCTTCTTAGAAGGAAAGATCGATACTCAATCATTGAAAGCGTCTAATGTTTCAGTGACTCCTAATGGTCAGTTTTTTAAGAATGACAGAGAAGGATTCATGTCAAATATCACAAGAAAGATGTTTGATGATCGACAAAGATATAAGAAGGAAATGATCAAAGCTCAAA